TGTGAATGTGTTATATAATCGCAACTCTTGTGGACTTGTTGTACGACGCAGAGCCAATATGTCAGCAGCCTCTCGTTCAAATATCACATCGCCAGCAGACCCAAATTGCAGAGCTTCAATTCGGGGCGTTATAGACCCATCTTGCATACCTCTAACCTGCAGCATATCCTCTGCATAAAGGCGGTCGAGTTTAGTTGCATCGAACGTGACGCCTGCTGGATTAACATATGCTCTAAGGTTTAGAAGTGCCATTTATATTTACCTCTCATGTGAATACTCTCATCTCTATACTCGGAAACTCAATCGGCGCTGCACTCGGCCACTGCCTCTGCAAATCCGTCAGTACCTTGCACAGATAGCTCTCCCATGAGACGGTCAGGTTGAAATCGAACAGTATGATTCTGTCCCGGTCTCCAAGCAGGTCGTAGATTTGCTTGACCACCGCATCGTCACTAGAGACCTTGAAATTGATGGTGACCGTCTTAGCCTTGCCAGAGCCGAGAGGGATAGTCTCGAATCCTCCAGAGAGGAAGTCATTCTGAACTATCGAGCCAATATCTTTCCACTCTCCCGGATAGGTAGGTGCCTCTGTGAGCGTAGTGAGGCTTACCGGAACCGCAGCTGCGCCGATTTGATAGTAGGCTGCACCGTCCACAGGGGTCTGAGAGGGGATGAGAATCCGCATAAACCGATAGTTAAATGACGTGAGCGTGACGAGCTTCTTGTATCGGTCTATCTGAGGATCCTCATCTATAGTAACAGAGCCGGTGTCAAATGCAGGCGTGCCCCACGAGTCCGTGGCGTTACCCTGAATCTGCACTGTAGCAAAGTTGACATTATCTAGGAATATCGCAGGCGGCGTCTTAGCCGAGCCGAAGTCGAGTACGATGTTCTGAGCGCCGAGAGCTGTCGACCGCCAGGTCTTCTTAGGCCTATCCAGCGCAGTAATATTTGAGGCTACGAAATTAGCGTTCTCAGTGCTACCCACTGCAGTATAGGACAGGAACGAGGTCGCTACTCTTGGATTACCAACCGCTTCTATTATCGCCATCTGCCTGTGTCCTAATCACCTGATTTTTCATAGAGACTACATACTGCTGATATTCAGAGAATTTCCAGAAGTCCACAACGAAATCCCTGACCGGAGCCCAATCTACTTCCTTGCAGGTATGAATTACAATAGTGACCATCCGCGCCTCATTCCAGGTGTAGAGCGTTACGCCTGATGTCTTCCACGGTCTGTAGGCGCACAGCCCTGATGCGACCACACCTCCTACATGCACCCCGAAGGCTTCGGTTATGACACTCCCTAGCAGTGGCTCCATATAGGCGACTTGCGGAAGCTGCTGCATAAAACTGATAATGCTCTGCTGATACAAATCCTTTTGAGCCTTGCCTCTGATTATCAGGAGCTCGTCTGGTATGGTTTTCCAATCAATTATCTTCATCTGCCTGTCACCGTCTGACGTATCACGCGCCCTAATTCTCCGCGTCTGACGCTCTGAAGGATAGACTGCGTATTGGTCAGCCCCTGCCGAGTGTTGAGTTCAATCAACTGCAGGAGGTCTATCTGCTTATCCTGCTTAGTTAGACCGTCCTGTTGTAACTGCATGAGCGCGCTATTCTGTTCAACCTGAGTATTCCCAAACTCGTTAAGCTGTGTGAGCCTCTCCTCAAGGACGCTAACAGCTTCGCCCTGAATGAAGTTGAACAGGTCGCGTGTAGACTGAGAAATCTGGTCAGTGAGGTCAGTCTGCGTCTGGGTCTGACTGCGCAGTGTCTCAATCTGAGTATTGAGGTCGGCAAGCTTCTGAGAGTTGATTGCGGTCAGGCGCTCTATCTCAGCGTTAATCTCCTCGACCATGCGCCCGCGCTCAGCAGTCGTATCCTGGAGGGACTGAAGCTCTGTAGTTACCTGCTGGAATATAGCGAGTTGCTCTGGACTGCCCGCTCCGAATGCCTCTGTACCTATCTGGAAACTCTGAGTCAGGAACCCTCTAAGCCGGTCAATCTCGGCGGCTGTGGTCGCTCCCATGGCGCCGGCTATATCGCCCTGAAGCCGGGAGAATTTCTCTATACCTGTAAGCGGCGAGTCCGCCCCGAATATTATTCCTCTCAGGTCTGAGCCTATCTGTTCAGAAAGGTCCTTAAACTCCTGAGCTACAGAAAGCTCTTCGTTCAAGGCGTCTATTCGTGTCTTGAAGTTCTGAGTAATGAGGTCGCGTTCGCTCTCAAGCCCGGTTATGCGCGTCTCTATAATCTGTTTCTGAGCTTCTAGGGCCTTAGCCGCCTGCTGCTGTTCTGCCGTGGCTAACTGCTCGGTAATGGAGGCGAGTTGCCCTAGTACGTTTTCACGCTCTGCTAGGGACAACCCGCCCTGTTGGAGGAGATTCCGAAGCGATCCCGCTGCCTGGGTTAGTGCGCTGGTAGCTATACCCGGGACGTTGCCCGTTTGTGCGCCTGTGCGGGTGATTATTGAGACGAGGGAGGAGACAGACTGCGCGAGGGCTTGACGGGTCTGAATCAGAATATCTCTGAGCTCCTTATATTTGGCTACTACTGATGGGTCTAACTCCGCTTCTTTTATGAGTGTCTGTAGCGAGGCTTTAAACTGGTCAAGAGTCGGGATGCCGACAAAGCCGAGTTCAGTAGAAAGCGACTTAGCTCTTTCCACCGCCTTGGTCAACTGACCCTGAGCTTCAGAATTAATCAGATTGAATGCGTCCACAAAGGATTTAAAGTTGTCTAAGAACTGCTGACCTGCCGCGATCCTGCCCTCGCGCGAACTGATATTTTTAAGCGGGTCTACCAATCCACGCTGAACGAACTCAGCTGCCTTTTGCGCATCCACGCCAGCGGCTTGTAGCGTATCTACGAATATGCTTCTGATAGCTGCCGGGAAACGGATTGTGCCAAGCTCCTTCAGAAAGAGCGCAACCTTATCTTTCAGGTTCTTACCCTTCTCGTCGAACTCCAGCAGGAAGTCGTCTATGGTCTGGAATAGTTGTAGGTCGGTGTTCTTTAACTCATCTAGTAGGGGCTGCGCTATATCGCCCGGCAACGAACCTATAAGGTCTTGTACACCCCCTATTGTAGTAGCGATTATGTCTGAAATCGTCTGGCGTATTTTCTGGCTGTCTACAGTATCGCCGTGTTTTTCCTTTACGAATATCAAAGATTCTTGAAGAGCCTTATTGCTAACCGCATCTAGGAAATCCTGCACTGAGACGTTCAGACCGTCTGAGACTGCCTGAGCGAACTCATCCGCGTTACCGCCGAAGGAAGGGATTTCTATATCCAGGCGAGGCTTCTTTTTGAAGAGGCTTCCTAGAGAACCTATTAGACCGCCGATGATTCCAGAGAAAAACCCTCCACCGGCTCCTATCACCCCTCCGAGAACACCGCCCTTTTCGATTCCAACAGCAGTAGAGATACCTGCTCCAAGACTACTAAAAGCAGAGCCTATTCCTTGCGTAAGGGTTTTAAGACTGAATCCATTTCCAGAAATCAAGTTTTGAATAATCGTCTGGAACGTATCCGAGATGCGCCTTCCGGCTTCGGTAAACGCATCAGCTAATATCTGAGCGGAAGTCTGCCCGCTACTTGTCAAATCAGTAAAAGCATCCCCGATCTTACTGATGAACGAGGGGGCCTCGGCTAGTGGACGAATCACGTCAGCATTGAAGATTTTGGTAAGGCCTGACGTATCTTGGCGTAGTTCTTCGACGCTAACTGAGAAAGTATCAGTAGTCTTTTTGAGTCCATCTCTCAAGTCTTTGAGCACCTTCTTCATTGCCAAAGCTCGCCGTAACCGAGATATTTGTTTTATAAGGGTTTCCGTTTCCTTGCCACCTTTAGCGGTAGAGGCCCGAACGAGTAACAATGCCTCATCATAATTAATTAATTCTGCTTCACTGAAACCGAATGTCTCTACCTGTTTTTTTAGAGTCAAGATTTGTTTAGCGAGCGAGGCGTTTAATTGCTTGGCAGCCTTAGTGAGTCCGCCTGCGCCTCCTTTACCGTCTCCACCCACTCTAAGAAACTCGTCTTCCAAATCACCAAATGCTTCTCTCATCAAGTCTGTTTGTTTTTTGGTATCTCTCTCTTTGTTTTTCAAATCAGCAATCTGTGTTGTTAATGAACGCGCTTCCTTTCTCAGGCTGACGAGTTCCTTCTGTGCTGCATTCGAGATGAATCCGCTTCGAGAGAGTTTGCTGAGCGTCTTTATCCGGTCATTAACCTCATTGAATCGTTCGACTAGAGGCCTCAGTTCATCTGATAATCCCTGCCGGGCAATCACTTTCTGAGTACTCTCGAACGCTCCTAGAAGTAGGTTCGTACCCTCTACGATAAATCCTATCTGCTTGCCAATCGCCTTGAGTGGATCGACGAGTTTTTCTGCAATGGATTTAATCTCCTTAAAAGCGCCTGCCACGTCTTGAGCTATTAACTCTCTATTCTCTGCAATCCAGTCTGTGAGTTTCTGGATCATCTCTGTAAAGATGGGCAGGAGCTTCTCACCGATTACTGACTTAACCCCTGTGAATGCCTGACTGAGGTTACGTTGCGCGTCGACAAATCCCTCTGAGAGTTTCGCAGACTTAGCTGATATGAGTCCGTATTTATCTGCCTCAGCTCCCAGCTTGGCTATCCCCTCTGAGCCCTCGTTTAGAAGAGGTACGAGTTGCGCACCTATACGAGTACCGAAGATGAGTGCGGCAAGAGAGGCCTTCTCCTGCTCGTTTGTCATGTTTTTAAATTTGTCCGCGACCTGGGGAAGGAGTTGTTCGAGTGGCAGAATTGACCCCGTTGTGGTGTCTTTGATGTTTATGCCAAGTCTTTCAAAAGCTCCTGCTGCCTCACTCGTATCTCCAGTCGCAACCCGCTCCAATTCGACACGGAGTTTAATGAGACCCTTTACAAACTTGTCTGCGTTTCCTCCACTCCTCTCCGCCGCAAACTGCCATCTTTGCAGTTGCTCGACGCCTATTCCCAACGCCTTGCTCGTCTTAGCGAGCTTATCTCCCTGCTCCGCAAACCGCTTGGTCAAGAGAAATATGCCGCCAGCAGCGGCTGCGGCGGCGACGCCCACGATTGCAAGTCCAGCGCCTAGAGCCTTTAGACCTGGAAGTGTTTTACCTATTCCGCCCTTGAGACCACCAAAACCTTTTGTAGTCTTACGCACCTCCGCGCGAGCCTTGCCCATATCGCGCTTGAAGGCGGCTATGTTCGCCGAAAGGTCAACCCTAAGTCCGCCGACCGGTGCTGCCATTTTATCGCCTCAAGTCCTCTCCGCCTAAAGCTGTATTAATCATCTCAACTATCTTTAGCATATCTTCAGGCGTTTGTTTTTTGCTGTGCTGTTCGTTGGGGAGGTAATAAGTAAGAGGCCGTAATTTTCTCTCGCGCTGAAACCGCTCCACGTACCACGCTTGAGCAATCATAATTTCCGCCTCTCTCTCCCGGCGTTTTTGCTCCGCCTGAAACAGAAGCCCAAGCTCTGCAGGGGTATATGACCAAAACCTTTCAGGCGGAACGCCTATCTCTGCAGCGCGAAGGAGAAGCTCAGGCCAGTTAAATGTCAGCACGAGCTTTTTTTTTCCGTGTGTGCGTTACCAATTCCACCTCTTCGGGCTCGTCGATAGAGGAATCATCATAGGAATCATCTGTCGACATACCAAATATGTGTCTAACGGCTTTCAAGACAATAACAAGACAGTCCTGGTATCCAACTCTATCGAGTATATCGCCCGCAGTGTTGAGATTGATTTTAGGATGATGATGCCTGAGTCCAGCCCAGAGCAATATCGTCATATCGGTTATGCTCCATTCGGCTATGCGCTCCTCTACCAAAACACCGAATGAAGCGCCAGAGGTTTTCTCCGCTTCACGTATAGAATTGTTGGTGAATTTGATAGTCCAGGTCTTTTCGCCGTCCTGGATTTCAAACTCGCCACGGTCTGGATTAGCCATAATATCTCCTCACGATTCATATTTTTCTACGGCGCCATCAAGCTATGGTCGGCTTGCCGGTTATCTTCAGCGTGATCGTCGCGCTCAATTTATCACCCAGACTGCTCGATGGAGAGAACCCAGTGACAAATGCAGAGAAACTCCACACAGTTGCGGCAGTATCAGACCAGACAACCTGGAAATTCCGCTTCGTGCGAGCGTCTAAGTCAGCCATGATCCCCGCAGCCATGTTCTGAGTAGCGTCAGCAGGCAGGAAGTTCACGTCCATGCTTACATCGCCGCCGTCTTTCAGTCCAGCTATGAACTCTCGATAGGCATTAGCGCTTCCCATGTGAGTTACGTCTATCGTATCCATGCTCAGGTTAGGCCCTGAGACGCTTGTGAGTTCAGCAATGCTGGTAAAAGTCTCCGGCCCGCCGCCATCTCCGCGTTGTAACAATGTTCCGTATGCTTCAAATGCCATTTAATTTGCCTCCTGAATTGCTTTGCTCGTTCTACTCTGCAAGTTACGGGAGCCTAATCACTGCGAACTTGACAGTTGCCGCCGCCGCTTCGAGGTATAGATTTCCGTCTGTCTGTCTCCAACCCGGGATTTCAAACGGCCCGAAAACAGCATAATCACCCACATCAAGCGAATAGGCTGTTATATCGCCAGTCCGATTAAAATCGTCTGAGACGCTGGTGATGGTTACAGTCTGCGCCGCTGCGTCCGTATTGTTGACGAGTATGAGCTCCTTGCCCGTATGCGGTATTTGGTTTTTGTTGGCTACATCAGCAGCCGTCCAAACAAAGTCCGCCGCGCCGGCTGCAATAGTTCCCGGGTTGGTTCCGGGAGGTGTGATTATCGGTAAAGCTGTTCTTGGCATTGGTCATGACCTCCGTTATGCTTCCGTAAATCCAATGAAGTAATCCATCGATACGCGCCAGATTTTCACATCGTCTTCGTAAAAATCCCTATCGCTTTCTAATAATGCTGACTGCACAGTGTCTGTT